AACATCGGCGTGTTCATGGACACGGCGGCCATCGGCACGGCCTATATCGGCCAGGCGGCCATTGGCACGCTGCAAATCGCGGGCGGCTCGGTCACCTCCATGGCCAGCGGCTCGGGCGGTGAGATCACGATCTATGGAAATAGCCAGGTCGAGCTGTGTTCGGCATGGGTGAACAACGCAGACGGTGGCTCCGGCGTCGTGGTCATCGCCCTGGTCAACGCCATGCCCGTGAACAGCAATGGCAGCCTGAGCCTGACGCTGTACCGGGGCGGAATCGGCCTGCAGTACACGGGCACGTCGATGCCCAACGGCTACCGGACCTCGGCCCATAACAGCTGTTTCGACGCCAACCCGCCCGCAGGCTGGACGCAGTACCGCCTCTTGGCCTCGGCTGGCCCCGGCGAGACGGTCACGGTTTTCCTGTCCAACATCGTCGCCACGGGAGGCCGCCGATGATTCATTTCATCCAGATCGACAGCGCCGGTCGCATCCTGCGCTCGGGCAGCGCGCCATTTCGCCACCTCAAGGATCTGCCCGGGGCGAACGGCAGCTTTCGCCGCGTGCCGCATCCCGTGCCAGACCCGAACGCCTTCTATTGGGATGGCGGCCTGGTGGCTGTGCCGGCGGCGCCCAGCTCGTTCCACCGCTTCGACGTGGCCAGCAGGTCCTGGACCCTCGACCTAGCCCAGGCCTGGGCGGCCGTGCGTGCCCAGCGCGACGCGCGCCTGGCCGCCTGCGACTGGGTGACGCTGCGCGCACAGGAGACGGGCGACCCCGTGCCCGGCCGCTGGCTGGCCTACCGCCAGGCCCTGCGCGACATCACCGACCAGGCCGACCCGCTGGCCATTGTCTGGCCCACTCCGCCGGCCTGATGCGTGCCAAGCCTGCCACCGTGCTCGGCATGCCCCATTCCCTCGAATATGACCTCGACGCGGTGCTGCCCTTCATGCAGGGCCTGGTGCCGGGCCTGGCACGTTCCCAGGACATGCGCGCCATTGGCCTGCGCCGTGGCGGCCGACTCGTGGCCGGCGTGCTCTACGAAGGCTTCAACGGCCGCAACCTCTGGATGCACGTTGCGGCAGAGCCCGGCGCGCGCTGGCTCGTGCGCGACTACCTGCGCGCCTGCTTTGCCTATCCGTTTCTGGTGTGCGGCGTGGAGCGCGTGAGCGGCTACGTGAACGAGAGCAACGCCCTGGCGCGGCGTTTTAACCAGCACCTGGGGTTTCGTGAGGAGGCCCGGCTACACGGCGCGGCGCCGGACGGCGGCGACGTGCTTATTTTTGTGATGTGGAAAAAGGAGTGCAGGCATGCGCTGGCACACGACTGAATTTGATCTTCTGCCCGAACGGGCCTTCTGCCCACGACCTGGTGGCCGCATGACGCTGGAGGGCGGAAAGGGCAGCAGCGCGCCCGCGCCCGATCCGCGCCTGGTCGAAGCACAGGTCAAGTCCATGGGCATCCAGGACGCTGCCATTCAGAAGATCCTGAGCCAGTCGGATGAGATGGCGCCGCTGCAAAAGGAGCAGACGCAGTTCGCGCTGGACACCCAGCGGCAGGCCTGGGAGCAGTCGCAGGAAGACCGCGAATATGCGCTGGGGCGCCGCGACAAGCTCACGGGCCTGCAGGACACTATGGTCGAGGATGCGCGCACCTTCGACACGGAGGCCAAGCGCGAGGAACTGGCCGGCCAGGCGGCCGCCGATGTTTCCCAGGTCTACGAAAGCTCCAAGCGCACCCAGAACGCGGAAATGGCGCGCATGGGCATCAACCCTGCGGACGGCAAATATGGAGCCGCCTCCAACGCGCTCGCAGCTGGCGAAGCCCTGGCCATGGCCACCGGCAAGAACTCGGCCCGCACGGCGGCGCGTGCCGAGGGCAGGGCGCTCACCGACCGCGCACAAACCGCATTGGCCGGCTACCCGGCCATGGGCATGCAGACCACAGGGCAGGGCGCGGGTTTCGGCACAGCGGCCCAGATGGTGGCGAACAACGGATTGGCGGGGCTGAACTCGGGCTACGGGCAGGCTGGTGGCATGGCCGGCCAGATGGGAAGCAACGCCACCAGCATGTGGGGCGCCCAGGCCAACCACCAGGCCAACATGCAATCGAACGACTCCGTGGGTGGGCTTCTTGGCGGGCTGGGTGGCGCGGCTGCAGGGCTGGCAAAGATGGGGATCTTCTCTTCCGACCGGCGCCTTAAGACCAGTGTGGTGCGCATCGGCGTCGATGGGAGCACAGGCCTGCCCCTCTACGAGTTCGCCTATACGGCTGAACCTGACCGGCGCTACGTTGGTGTGATGGCCGATGAGGTGCAAAAGCGGTTTCCCGACGCGGTTCTGCTGGACGAGTCGGGCTTCATGCGCGTGGACTACGGCGCGCTCGGTATTGAATTCAAAGAGGTCAAGTAATGCGCCGTGGACGTTCTCCTATTGCCGATTTTTTCAACAACTTCAATGCGGCCTATGACACCACGGCCAAGGTGGGGCGGGATATAGAGGTGGCCAATGCCGTGAATGCAAAGCCCACGGAGTCCCAGGCCTACACGGAGGAGCAGGGCAAGGAGCTGGAGGGGCTGGCTGCGCAGGGCTACAAGATCGACTTCGACCAGACCAAGAATGCCTACGTCGCCAGCAACGAGGCAGGTGACGCCAAGACGATGGCCATGCAGGGCCTGACCACGAACTTCATGGGAAAACAGTTCGATGGCAGCGCCGAAGCCAACAAGGAACGCATTGATCAGCTGCGCTCGACGGCGGTGGCCGAGGTCCTGTCCAGATACGACCCGGAACGCAGCATGGCAGTGCGCAGGCAAGTGCAACCGGTGGAGCGTGATGCCAGTGTCCGGGCACGGGATGCAGGGCCAGGGCCACTGGATGACGGTCTGGGCCGTATCGAGGGAGAGCTGCGGCAGAGGTTCCAGGCGTCGCTGGTCGATCACAGCGGACAACCGCGCGAGGCGACGGTGGATGACCACTTGGCCCATAGCCAGCGCCGTGTCACGTCGCTGGCACAGGCTGGATACTTCAAGGAAGCGGACCAGGTCACCAGGGATGCGATGGCGCAGTCGTACATCAAGATCCAGCGGGATACCCCGTCGCGCCGGGATGCCGCTGCAAAGGCTGCCGCTGCCATGGCCGAGGGCGACTATGCACCGCTGCGCGATCTCTACAACGGCTATGTTCCCAGCGGCATCAGGATTTCCAGTATCGAAGCGGGGCAGGGCGGCGCCTTGCATATCAAGCGCGCTGACCTGGATGGCCGAGCCTTGCCTGCTGTCACCCTGAGGGACCGCGAAGAGGCCTTGGGCATGCTCAAGTCCATAGATGATCCGAGGAATCTGTACCAGTATTCCCAGAGCGAGTTTGAGCGCAGCCTACGTCCCGGCCGCAGTGTCGGTACAGGCGGCCCGATGCTGGAACCCTCCAGGTAGGTCCCTGTTGATTCTGCGGCCAGATCTGGTAGGCCAGCCTTTGCGCGGACCTGGGCGTTCCGGGTGGCACGAACTCCGGTGGCGGTCGGAGCACCCCTGGTCCACCGTACCAAGCCTGCCAGTCTGTGCTTCTTGCCACAAGGGGATCAGATGAGCAGCAAGAAGTACAAGCACGGAAGGCCGGACCAGCCGGGCGGCCTGGCCTACGAGCCAGAGGCATTCGAATTGCTGGACGGGATGGATGTGACCGGCATCGGTGCCGGCGCACGCTACCGGCCCGTGCCTGCTCAGCCGCCTGCACAGCCACAGGAGCGCAGCTGGGGTGAGGCGATCGCAGATGCCGGCGTGCAAAGCGCTGAAGGTGTGAATGCAACCTTGGGCAGCGTTGTCAACCTCTTTTCGCCCTCATCCGGTGTCGCGGATTTTTTCCGCAGCAATGGCGAGCATTGGCGCAAGGCACAAAGCCCCGTGATGCAGCGCAAGCTGGCCGAAGCCGAAAAGCTGATCAGCGCGGCGGACCAGGATTCGATCATCGATCAATCCATCGCGGCAGCGCGGGCCTACAGCTCGGACCCCGCACTGATCGCGCGCTTCATCTTCACGAATCTGCCCAGTGTGCTCCCGGGCCTTGGTGCATCTAGGGTGGGGCAGATCGCCACGCTGGCCGCGGGAGGAAGCACTGCCTTGGCGGCCACAGCCGGCACCACCATGGCAGGTGCTACAGAGGCACTTATGAATGCGGGGGGCGCCCGTGGAAAAGCCTTCGAAGAGATCCGCGACACGCTGCGCAAGCAGAACGTCCCGGAGGACGAGGCGGTACGGATCGCCCTCGGCAAGTCGGTGTTGCCAGCTGCCATAGGCAGCTTGACCGGCTTGCTGCCTGGCAAGCGCCGCATCGAGCGTGCTCTGGCGGGCAGGGGATATGCCGCTACCGGAGCGATGGCATCGGCGGTGCTGGGCAAGCAGTTGGATGACGTACTGCCCCAGGTCGCGACAAACCACCAGGCTGGCGGTTTCGATGGGCGGCCGTTGTCGCGCAATGTCGGACGCACGGCGGTGGAGGCCGCTGTCAGCGGCCTGCCGCCTGCGGGCGTCGCCGCCATCGCCGCCAGGCGTGGTCATGCCCGGGGAGGCAAGGCGGGCAGTGAGGGCGATGCAGCGCTGCCCGTCACCGGCCCGGAGTCTGCAAGGCCCGGTCCACCGGCGCTGGCGGACGCAGGCCAGTCTGCTCTGGAGGCCCCCGCAGGCCTTGCCAGACCGGACAAGGCCGTCAGCCCAGTGCCTGCGGAATCCGGCCGTGGAGCCGGTGGCGAGGCTAAGCCGCAAGGCGCCAGGCAGCACCGGCAAGTGCCGGCCGATGCTTTTGCTAGCGGCGATGCGCCGGCCTTCGATCCAGCTACGGTGCAGGCCCGCAATTGGTTGCAGTTCGTGTCCGAGCGCGGCGAGAACATTGGCAGGCTGCGCAGGGGAACACCTGCCTGGGAACTGCTTCAGGATGACTGGAAAGCCGTGCAGGCTGCACGCAAGGACGCCTCGGCTGACCGCACAGCGCCCGTGGAGGATGCCACGGTCCGTGCACCGGGCGACGAGAATGCGCCCGCCGCCCCTGTCGCTGAAGACAGCGCGCCGGTGCCGGGCAGCGAGAAGGCATCCATGCAACCTGCCCCGGGTGTGCGGCGGAGTGGGGAGCCTACTGCGGATGAGGCTTCTGGTGCACAGGACTCCTCCGGGCCGCCCGCCGCTGCGGCGCAACGGCCCCATCCGGATGGACAACTGCCCGCCGCGTTGCCAGCTGCAGCGGAGGTCGGGGCGGGCGATGGCGCCTCGGCACCCCATACAGCGCCTGCTGCGGCACAGCCAGCTTCGCGCCAGGATGCAGACAAGAGTCCAAACCCGGCGCCTGATGCCTCCACGGGCAAGGTGAAAGAGGTGGCTGATGCCATCAGTGCCTCATGGGCCAAGGGGCCTCAGGTGCGCGTCATGTTCGACCTGAAGGAGCCCCGCCTGGCGCAGGCAATGCGTGATGCCGGCAGGGAACCGGGGGCCGATGGCGGCACGCAGGTGCCGCGCGGTTTCTATGCCGATGGTCAGCTCCAGCTGCTTGCCAATGCAAGCCATACGCCGGCCCAGGTTGCACGGGTCGTATACCGGCAGGCGCTAGGCCAGCATGGTCTTCAGGGTGCCTTTGGCGAAGGGATGGATGCCGTGCTCGACCAGATCGTCGCGGCGCGCCCGCGCGATGTGCGTGAGAAGGTCCAGGAGCACGGGCTGGCCGAGGGCCGGGAGGGTCGGCGTGCCGCCGCCCAGGATGTGCTGGCGGCCATGGCCGAGCAGTCGCCGCAGGCGGGGTTCGTTCGAAAGGCTGTCGAGGCGGTCCGCTCGCGGCTGCGTGCTCAACTGCCGTCCATCAGGCCCATGGCGATGTCCGATGCCAGGATCATCGAGGATTTCATCCTGCCTGCCCGCGACTGGGTGCGGCGGGGCGGGCAGCCTGCTGGCAACGGCCTGCCCGCTGCCGTCGCTGTGCCACGCACCGAAGCCGATGCGCAGCGGCAGAGGGTGGACGCGCAGGACCGCACCGGCATGGACAAGGGCGAGTCCGGCGATGTGGGCTCCAGGCAGTGACGCGGGGGCCGTGGCAGGAATCGCCGACCCGGGACGTTGCACACCATGACGACATCCATTGAATCCGTCAGCCCGCCCGAGGATTCGGCGGCGCAGTTGCTGGAGTGCGAGCTGCTGGAGATTGCCGAACAGGAGCTTGGCCTGAGCGGTCCGCAGGCCTTGTGCGTCGCCCAGGCCATGTTGCGCGGGTTGAGAAAGCGCTATGGCGGCATGCGCATGGGCGCGCGCGGCGCTGCCATCTACGTGCCCGCGCCCAGCAAAAAGGAGCGCAACGAAGCCATCCGCCGTGAATTCAACGGAGTCAACCGCCAGCAGTTGCAGACCAAATATGGACTCCAGCGGGCCCAGCTGTACCGCATCCTGGGTGAGCGGCCTGGTTCGGTACGCAACGGCATTTCCAGTCCGGAGACATCGCCTTCCGTAGAGGGCTGAGCCGTGCAGCACCGCTGCGGACGGCGACCGTTGCAGCGCCGGGCGTGTGTTTGAAAACAGTCTCATTTGTCGGCAGGAAATGAGACGCGAGGAAAGAGAAACTGCCTGAACACGCTCTGTATGGGCGCAACGGAAACAACGAATACAGGTGGTCTTTTTTCCATGTTCACCAGCTCGCGAAACAACACCTTCAACACTGCGGGCCTGAGCTCAGCCTCGCTGGATGCCGCAGTCGGCTGTGTCCCCAGCGTGATGGCCGCTACCAGAGAGCACGCCTGATGCTGCAGATCGAGTCCGTCTTGACGGCACGGCTCGGGTCGCTGCCGGCTTTCAGGGGCTGGCGCGTCAGCGGAGCCAGCGAGTCCATCGATCGCTCGGCCGTGCCTGCTGCGCAGGTGCGCATGGCATCTGCCACAGCGGCAACCGCCATGAGGACCTCGGCACAGTTGCAGCCGACCTGGGTTGCCGCCCTGGTGGTGCCGCGCGGCGCACAAGCTGCTGCCACGCTGGGCGAGGCACTCGCAGCCCTGGTCGAAGCACTGCACAACTGGTCGCCGGGAGCGGTCGATGGCCGCTTCTGGACCCCCTTCCAGTTCGTCTCCATCCAGGAGGCGGTTTTCCCCGACCCAGGCCTCGTGGGGTACGAGGTCGCATTCACCACCACGGCCCTGTTCGACGGCCAGCCGTGATTTCTTACCTTTGATTGGAGCAGCGACATGCCGATTGCACACCCGAAAAATGACTACCAGATTCCACGAGGCCGCGTCTACATCGACCTCTATGACGCCAACGAGCAACTGACGGGCGAGATTCCCATGGGCAACTGCCCGGGCTTCACCCTCACCGTCGCGGCAGAAAAGGCCGAGCACTTCAGCAGCGAAGAGGGCATGTCCGAGAAGGACGGCAGCTGGCCCATCAAGGTCACCCGTACCGGCGCCCTGACCTGCGACAACATCAGCGCGCGCAACGTGGCCTCCTGGCTGTCCGGTACCCATGCGCTGAAGACACAGGACGCCACCCCCGTGGACAACGAGATCCGCTCCGTGGTCCCCGGCCGCCAGTACCAGCTGGGTGCGACGCCTGCCAATCCGCTGGGCGTGCGCAACGTCTCCACCGTGTCCATCAAGAGCGAGGACGGTCAGACCAGCTACGTCGCGGGCCGCGACTACAACCTGAGCCTGGAGACCGGCCGTGTCCAGATCATCGAAGGCGGTCAGATCGCCGCCGGCAAGGTGGTCTTCGGCTACACGCCCGTGGCCGGCCAGTTCGAGTCCGTGATGACGGGCGCCAAGTCCGACATGACCTGTGCGATCCGCATCGTGTCCGACAGCGCTGCCGGCCTGGACAGCGACTGGTACATGCCGCTGGTGGCGCTCACGCCCACGGGCGAGATGCCCCTGATCACCGAGGACACCAAGCCCGTGAGCATGCAGTTCTCGCTGGAAGTGCTCAAGGGCCCCAACGCGCAGGCCATCTACCGCGACGGCCGTCCGGTCTCCATCCCTTGATGTAAGCCTCCCCACCTGGCCACGCGCCGGGTGGTTCGCCCTGCCGCTTGGACAGGCGGCAGGGCCAACCAGAAATGCCTACAAAAAACCTCTGAATCATGGTCGAGAAAATCATTTCCATGCTCACCAGCGCCAAGGATGCCTCAGTGAAGGCATTCGACAGCCTTCAGGCCAAGGCGGCCGAGGTGGGCGCATCGATGCTCAAGAGTTTCGGCGCTGCGGCCACATCCGCTTTCGACAAGGCGGCCAAAGGGATCAGCAACGTCCAGACCGTGATTGACGGCGTGCAGGCAGTCCTGGATGAGTTGGCATCCAAGGCCAGCCAGGGCGCGCAGGCCTTCACCGGGCTGGGAGCGGCAGCCGGCTCGGCAGTGAGCGGGTTGGTGAGCAAGGGAATGGCCTCATTGGACGGCCTGACCTCCAAGCTCCAGGAGGTGGGCGCATCGATGTTCAAGGGCTTTGGCTCCTCGGCGGTGACGACGTTCCAGGGTGCCGTCGACAGTGCGGCAGCCTTCGAGTCAGCGATGGACCGTGTCCAGGTCGCCACCGGCAGTTCGGCCGAGGAGATGGCCGCGCTGACCAAGGCGGCCACGGATGCCGGACTCACCACGCAGTACTCGGGCGTGCAGGCTGCCGGCGCGCTGGAAAGCCTGGCCCAGGCGGGGTTGACGGCCCAGGAGAGCATTGCCACGTTGCCGGCGGTCCTGAGCCTCGCGCAGGCCGGCGGCATGGAACTGTCCGCCGCCAGCGAAGCCGTGACCAAGGCGGTTTCGGGCATGGGCCTGCAATTCGAGGATGCAGGGCGCGTGGCGGATGTGCTGGCCAAAGGGTCGGTGCTCACCGGCACCAGTATCGGCAGCCTGGCCGAGACCCTGGGCACGGTGGGCCCTGCTGCCGGACGCGTGGGACTGAGCCTGGAAAGCACGGTGGCCATGATCGGCCAGTTTTCGCAGGCTGGGACCGATGCGGGGAAGGCCGGCTCGGCGTTCAACACCATCCTGGGCCAGTTCGCGGATCCGGCCAGCGCGTTCCGCAAGGAGCTGGGCGAGGCCGGCATTGTCACCGACGATTTCGAGCAGGCATTGCAGCAACTGGCCGTCAAGGGCCCGGAAGGTGCGCAGGCCATCAAGGCACTGGGGACGGAGGCCGGTCCCGTGCTGTCCGGGCTGCTCAGCCAGGGCATGGGCTCACTGAATGCTCTCTCCACCACGCTGGGCAACGCTTCCGGCAGTGCCGCCGACATGGCAGCAACCATGTCGGACAACCTCAATGGCTCGGTCAAGGGGTTCGGAAATGTCTGGGAGGGTGTCAAGACCGCGCTGGGCACGCCCGTGCTGCCTGTTCTCAAGGAGGCGGTGGATGCGGTGGCAGAGGGCTTCCGCACTGCCGTTGCTGACGGCGCCATCGGGCGCTTCGGCGAATCGATTGCCGAGGCCTTCCGCTCCGGCCTGGAATTCGCCAAGGGCTTCATTTCCACGATCGATTTCAAGGCCGTGGGCGAGAAGCTGCAGGCCTTCGCGGACCAGGCCAAGGACGCCCTGACGCGGGTGCAGGAGTACGGCACGAACACCGGCAACGTGCTGAAGATTGCCTGGGGCACGATGAGCGCTGGCGTCAATGGCGTGATGACCGTCATCTATAACCTGGGTGCAGTTTTCGCCGAAATCGCGAGCGGTGTCTCGAGTGGGATTGCATGGCTTAACGAGCAGCTCGCGAAGGTCTCGTTTGGCCAGTTGTCCCAGTCCTTCAAGCAGGCCGCGCAAGACGCCGAGGTGATGGCGGGCGGCTTCGGGGCTTCGGCCCAGGCCATGCGCGACAAGGCCGCCGAGTCCCTGCAGGCGGTGGCCGATGCCGCGCAGACGGCGCGCAATGGATTCACCGGCCTGGTGCAAGGCTCCCAGGAGGCCAGTACGGCGAGCGGCGAATCGGAGCGCGCCTTCCGGCAGATGGCTGCTTCCATCGAGGAGACCGGCCGAAAGAGCATGGAAACCAAGGTGGCGCTGGAGAGTACGGCTACGGCGACGGCCACCGCGTCACAAAGCGTCAGCCAGTTGCGTGCCGAATATCAGCAACTGATGGAGGCGGGCAACCTGCAGGCCGCTGCAGAGAAGCTGGAGGAAATCAACAAGATCCAGAAGGCGCTTCCCGAGTCCGCTCAGAGCGCGCAGCAGGCGGCCAAGGCGGTGGATGAAGCCTATACGGGCCTGGACAAGGGCAAAGCCTCCTTGCAAGGCCTCAAGTCCGAGGTGGACAAGACCGGGAAAAGCACTCGGGACCTGAAAGACGCTGCCGACAAGACGAAAGGCTCGAACGATCAGGTAACCCGTGCCGTGAACGACCAGCGCACTGCACTGGAGCGCTTGAATGCCGAGCGTGAGCGAGAGATCGCCGCGCAGGAAAAGGCCAACGAGCTCAAGGAACGAGAGCTGGAGCTGTACCGAAAGAAATGGAATATCGACAAGGAAGGCCACAGCCTGAACACCGCAGGCGAGCGAGTGGGCATCACCATTCTTTCACGCACGGCCGTGCTCGAAATGGCCAAGGGCCAGGGGCTGGATGACGCGGCCGCATTGCGCGTCGTGGACCAGTTCGAGCAGCAGTACGACAAACCCGCCGGCATTTTCGGCGGGATCCAGGGCGGCGTGAATCCGAACGAGGTGAACAGGGCTATCGCCGATGCTGTTTTGCAGCAGGCGAGGGACAAGGTTGCCCAAGCGCAGAGGGCACCGCTGGAGTCTCCCACCAACACGTCCACGGTTGGGGCCGCAGCTCGGGTCATCGACCTGCGGATCAACGGCAGCTCGCTGGGCAATGTTAGGACCGACGCCGATGGCGAACGGGCGATCGAACGCCTGCTGTCGGAGCTTGAGCGAAGCAAGAACCTTTCCGGAATATGACGATGACAGCCAAGAACCACCTATTGGGAACGCTTGAGATTCCCCGCGGGATGACCTGGACGGATGAATTCACATGGTCCGCCGTGGCGCGCAGTACGGCGCGCAGCATCACGGGGGCGCTGATCGTGGACGAAGCCGGCAAGTCCGCGGGACGTCCGATCACTCTGGAGGGGGATGAGTCCCATGGCTGGATCCGCCGCGCCACCTTGCTCATGTTGCTGCAGATGGCTGGCGCCGCAGGCCAGGTCTACCGCCTGCGGCTGGCGGATGGCCGCAGCTTCGACGTGCAGTTTTCCGGCGACGAGCCCATCACGGCCCGGCCCGTCGGCAGGCCCGAGCTTCCCGCGCTCGCCAATCCCTATGTCGCAACGTTGCGGCTCATCACAGTTTGAGGAGTTGAAAATATGACAGTCAGAGACGGCGATATCCGCCTGCTCGAATCCAAGGTCATGACAGATGACGCCAACGGCGGCGGCGGCCCTACGGGCAACGTCATCGCCTGGGGCAAGAGCAATGGCGTCTTCGAGGACATCACCGAGGTCGACAGGGCCGGCGGCGACGTGTCCATCCGCCAGGTGCACGCGGCCGTGCAAACGCCCACCACCGAGCCGCTGATGGACACCAACATCATTGTCTCGGCCGTGCCCAACGATCCGAATGTGTCCATCACCATCGCGCCGTGCGACGTATTCGCGCGCCGCTCGGAGATCGCCGCGGCCATCGCGGCCTACCTCATCCCGGGCACGGAGTGGGGCGGCTATCTGCTGGAAAACCATGTCCAGGGCCAGGCCTCAATCAAGATCTTCCACCGGCCCGGCACACCGGCGCCGACCATCGGCCGCACGCTGATCCTCGTCTACAACGAGGGGCTGGCCAGCCAGGTGCTGCAGTACGTGCGCGTGCTGCGCGCCGAGACCGAGACCCTGCAGTTTTCGTACTCGACGAGCAGCGGCTACACCGACTACGCAGCCAGTGTCACTACCTGCGAAATCACGCCCCGGCTGCGGAGCGCTTTCCCGGGCTCCCCGCCAAACCGGTCGTATGGCATGGACCACACGAAGACCCGCATCCGGGACACTACCGTGGCCGATGCAGCCAGCTTCTACGGCGCCCAGCCCCTGACGTCTGCTGTGCAGCTGGGCGAGAGCATGCTGCGGGTAGCCAGCATCTACACCCAGCTGGTGCCCAACTCACGCACCGAGACTGCGGCGCTGGACCAGCGCCCGGCCGGCGTGCGGCAGCTGGTGCTCGCTACCTCGCCGCGCGAGATCCGCGTGCCCAATGCGCCGCACACGCGCCGCATCAAGGTTGGCCAGGAAAACCGCAGTTTCAGCTGGGTGGCCATCCTCAAGCCTTTTCCGGCGCCGAACACCCTGGTGGTGTCGTTCCAGGTGATGGGCGTCTGGTACACCGCATCCGACAACGGCCAGGGCGAGCTGACGGGATCGGCCGTGGGCACCGTCAACTATGCGAACGGCTCGGTGTCCGTGACGCTGCCCGCACTGCCAGACGTGGGCAGCTCCATCATCTTCCAGTGGGGTGAGGCCTCGGCCTTCGTGAACCGCTCCAGTGCCACGGGTTGGCGGCTGCCCGAGCACGCCATGCGTCTGCCGCACCAGGGCATCAAGCCGGGCACGCTGGTCATCAAATGGACCTCAGGCGGCGTGCTGCGCACGGCCACGGACAACGGCCAGGGCGACCTGCAGGGCGCCGCCACGGGCGAGATCAACTACGCCTCGGCCGCGCTGCTGCTGCGCCCGCAATTCATGATCGACGCAGGCGGGCAGTTCGCCATTGAGTACGACTATGCCGTGACGGTGAGCAAGAACGTCACGGTCGTCCTCGACGCAGGCGGCTACGGTGCGATCACCTTGGACACCATCCCTGCGCCCGGCACCGTGTCCGTGGGATGGATCACCGTGCGCAATCTCTCGGCCAGCTCCGGCGCCTCATCCGGCGGCACCTCGGCCTCCAAGAACGGCGGCAGCGGCAAGTTCAGCTACCTGCCCCAGGTGCCCCCGGCGCCTGCGCCCGTCATCACCTCGCGCGTGCCGCTGTCCGATGGCTCGATCACGGGCAAGTACATGGCCCAGGGTGGCACGCGCGCCAGCGGCGGGTCCGTCTACATCGAGGTCGGCGCCACCAGCTCGCCCACGGGCAATCAGTACGTGCCGCCCGATGTCGATGGCGTGGTCTGGACGGATGCCGAGTACACGGCGGGCGTCAAGTCCATCGGCGGCGTGGAATACCGGCGCTGGGGCGCCTGAACAAACAAAGGAGAAAAATCATGGCAGGAGTTTCCGCAGGCATCGTCTTGCAGACCACCAAGACATCGGCCAGCTCATCGTCAACGCACAGCCGGTCCAGCTACCAGACCAGCAAGACGCAGGACACAGTGCGCCACCTGTTGACGGATGACGGCCGGGGCACGTTCGGCCCGGACGGCACCATCAACTACGCGGGCAAGTTCCTCAACATCAAGCTCGTGCAGCTGGACAGCAAGACCGAGGGCTACAACAGTGACTACGAAAACGCCCTGAGTTTTGAAGAAACCACGATGGGCGGCAATGGCAGCGACCCCAGCTTCTCAACCATGTCCAAGGGCGGTGACCGCCGCGATACCTCGGTGAGCGAAGAACTGCTGGCGGCCAGCACGGTGACGGTGACCTACGCCGAGGACTTCACCAGCGCGCAGCACCATGTGATGAATTTCACACCGGAGCCCGTGGTGCTGGACCTGTGCCCCTACACCACCGACTACATCGTGCCGGGCAGCGTGCGGTTTCGGTGGATGGGTCATGTCTACGAGGACTACGACGGCGTGCTGGTGCGCGACCGCACGTCCACGGCGCTGGGCATCGTGGCTGGCGCGCTGGACTACTCCAGCGGCGTGGCGCGGATCTTCGACTATGTGGTCGATGGTCCGGCCACCGACCTGGTGGTCGAGAGCCTGTGGACCGTGCGCCAGAACTGGACCACGGCCAGCATCTTCATGCGCACGGCCGCCGCGCCCATCAAGCCCTCCGGCTTTGTCATGAACCTGTCCGATGCCACGGGCGAGCAGATCACGGCCTCGGCCGGCATCGACGGCGTGATCTCGGGCACACACCTGCGCGGCAAGATCGACTACCAGAGCGGTGTGGTCGAGCTGCAGTTCGGTGACTATGTGCTGGACACCTCGCTGACCGCTGCCCAGAAGGCCGAGTGGTGGTACTCGGCCGACGACATCGGTGCCGTGCAGCCGAACCGCATCTGGCGCCCCTGGCCCGTGGACCCGACCACGCTGCGCTACAACAGCGTCAGCTACTTCTACCTGCCGCTGGACGCGGACGTCATTGGCCTGGACCCCGTGCGCCTGCCCCCCGATGGCCGTGTGCCTATCTACCGCGTGGGCAGCTACATCGTGATCGGCCACACCGGCCAGATAGGCCCGGTCACCGTGACCAACGGCCAGATCATCAACTGCGGGCGCGTGAGGCTGTCCCGCGCCTTCGTCATCGGCGCCGATGGCCAGCGTATCCAGCAGGGCTGGAGCGTGGATCTGGAGGCCGGCAAGATCACGGTTAGCGACATCACAGGCTGGGCCCAGCCGGTCACCTTCCAGCACCGCATCGAAGAGATGGCGCGCGTCAGCGATGTGCAGATCAACGGCATGCTGGCGATCACCAAGCAGCTGAGCCATGAGTTCCCCGTGGGCAGCGTGGTCTCCAGCGCGCTGATGGCAGGCACGTTGCGCGCCCGCGTCAGCCAAATGTTTGACCAGGACACCTGGAACAACCGCTGGCAGGACACGGTCGACGGCGCCGAGGCCCTGGCCAGCTACAACGACACCATCGCGCCCCTGCTCGTCACCAATGCCGGCGCGCTGCCTGAGCGCTGGATGTGCCGCTTCACCAGCGCCACATCCTTCGAGTTCATCGGCGAGCACGTCGGCAATCTGGGCACCGGCTCCACCAACGTGGATTTCGCGCCCATCAACCCGATCAGCGGCGTGCCCTACATCACCATCCGCGCCCTGGGCTGGGGCCAGGGCTGGCGCGCGGGCAACGTGCTGCGCATCAACACCGAGGGCGGCATTGCCCCCCATGCCCTCATCCGCACCGTGCAGCCCAGCGAGGCTGTGGCCGACGACTACCAGTTTGAGCACCTGGTGCGCGGCAGCGTCGACCGTCCCTGAATTTTTGGAGATCACTTATGGCATCCCTTGTCGATACCAGCGTCAAGCACTTTCTCTACAGCATGTACGGCGCCCCCGTGCAAAACGGCTTGGCCGGCAGCAAGATTGCCGTGCTCGACGCCTGCCTGGTCACGGGTTTCGGCCTGCGCGCGGCGACGCGGATCACTGTGGCAGCTGGCGTGGCCACGGTAGAGTTTTCTGTCGGCGCATCGCAGCCCCCCACGCCCGACAGCGTGCTGCTGATCGCCGGCGCCGCTCAGACCCTGCTCAACGGCGAGCAGCGCGTGACCGAGTCGTCCAGCGGTGTGTTCAAGTTCCGCACGGCCGCGCCCGACAGCGTGGACAACGGCACAGGCATCACGTTCAAGTTCGCGGCGCTGGGCTGGGCCAAGCCGTTTTCTGGGACCAACCAGGCCGTGTATCGGTCCACCGATCCGCAGAGCTATGGCATGTTCCTCTATGTCGACGACCGCACAACGATCGCTGTATCCATGCGCGGCTACGAAAGCATGTCTGCCATCGACACGGGGACCGGACCGTTTCCCAGCGCTGCGCAGCGAGCTGACGGCGCCTGGTGGTCCAAGAGCAATTCAGCGAATGCCAGCCCTACACGCTGGACGATTGTGGGTGATAGCCGGATTTTCTTCGACAACTCGGCACCAGCATCGCCAATGTCAGCTACGAATACGGCGGGTGGGACGAGGGTATTTGGTGACTTGCTGGCATTGCGCAAGGCGGGGGATGCATACGCCTGTCTGCTCTGTGGCGGCGTATCCCTGTCAAACGTCGTGAACACTCCCAACAATGGAGCTATTGATTCAGCATCCGGCGGTTGGTACTTCTTGCCGAGGGCTATTACAGGTTTGGGGGGCAGCGTAGCACCAGATATCAGGTGCTTCGTATCAACCGCGGCCGCAGGATCTGGTTCTGACTCCGCGCTTGGGAATTTTCCGAGTGACGTTGACGGTGAGTTGAAACTCGCGCAACTGTATTTAAGCAATTCGCCGGTTTCCACCAATACGCCGCGTGCTGTTGTGCCGGGATACAGGTATGTTCCGCAGTCGCAGGTAGCCCAGCATTTCGAGCGTGACTCGACATTGATCGAAGCCGTAAGCGGTCGCCGCCTCCTGGCCCTTCCGCATAGCTCCTCTGCATCCTCCCCGGTAGGCTTTGGCTTCATCGATATCACAGGGCCTTGGCGCTAACGGTATGGCCGAGTTGTCTTATCCAACCAGCCTGTTCCAGCCCACGGCAGTCGTGGGCCTGGGTGGGCGAGAACTTTACCGGGGCGCGTATGTGGTCCAGCGGCCTGGAGCGAGTCAACTGGACTACGTTCTGGGCGGCAACGGCCTGGGCCGCGTGCGCGGTCGCACCGTCGAACAGGAAGACAAGAACAGTCCCAAGGTACCTGTCTCGCGCCGCGTGCGCCTGTACCGCGACCTCGACGGCCTATTGATCCGTGAGACCTGGAGCAACGCCCAAGGCGAGTACGACTTCCCGCGCATCGACAGCACCACCTCATACACCGTCCTCAGCTACGACCATGAGGGCGACTTCCGCGCTGTGGTGGCCGACCGCGTTACGCCGGAGGACATGCCATGACACAGCGCAGTGTTGAAATCACGGTGCAGGCCAACGAGGCCCGCTTGCAGGGCCTGCGCGATCTGCTGCTGGACGTGGGTCCGGGCACGGCCTGCGTGCGCTTCTTTGCGGACGCCCAGCGGCCCGCCTTCGGCGAGCCCTCGGCCCTGCCCATGCTGGTGGAACTGCCGCTGGCCCGGCCCTGTGGCGAGATCGTGGCCGGCCGGCTGCGGCTGCTGGCCCGTGATGCGGCCGGCGCCATGATCCTGGAGTCCGGCATCGCCACCTGGGGCCGCGTCGTCTCGGCCAGTGGTGCGCTGGTGCTCGACGCGGATGTGTCGATCGAAGGCGGCGAGGGTCAGATCCAGATCCCGGACAGCACCCAGCTGTACGCGGGCGGCTATCTGACGCTGGCACCGACCAGCTACATCGAGTAGCGCCATGGCACGCATCGAGCTGATCTTCCATCGCCCACCAACTGCTGGCTCACCCAGCCAGATGGTGTTCGGCAACGAGGACGATTCGGGCCCGGACCCGGGCTCGACTCAGGACGCAGTCGCACGGATGGCCATCCGGCTGCCGGGGACGAGCGTGGCCATCGGTGCCTTGCGTCGCAAGACCGCTGGCGCCGGCATTCGCCTGCCTGGGGCGCGCATGGCGCTTGGAGCGGCGTACCAGACGCGCACCGACAGGCCGGCCGTGGGGGGCACATTGTCGGGATTTGAAGAGGCCGCCCCGGCACAGGGCGGCCTGGTGTCTGTCTACCAGCAGGCGGCCATTGCCGACAGGGTCACGCAGATTCGCGGTTGGCGAGCGCTGCACGCAGGCGCGGCCACCGTGCAGCGCTGGCAGGACTCGGCGCGCCTGCACCTGACCACACGCCAAGGCATGGGCTTTGCCATGGACGTGGGGGGACTCACGGCGCAGGCCTGGAAAGAGGGTACGCGCTTGCGCCTGGCCACGCGCCAGGGCCTGGCCAACGCACTGGCTGGCCAGGCGGTTGTGCTGCAGAGGTTCCAGGAGGGCATCATTTTGCGCCGTGCCATGCGGCAGGCTTTCAGCGACGGCCTCTGCGAAGGTGCCTGGCACGCCAGCAGCATGGGCGATGCCCGGGTGCTGGGCATCGTGATGGGCGGTGCCCGCCATCAGGACGCCATGGCGCCGCTGCCCGGCGTCACGCCGGGCCGCCCTGTCGATCCGCCCAAGCCGCCACCGTGCTATCGGCCGCCGCCGGGTGGGGCCGTCGAGCTGGCGTTCTCGAGCGTCTGGAGCGAAAGCTCCGAACTCGTGTTCATCTGCTGCAGGCCGGGCCCGGATCCCCAACCACCCCGCTATGTCATCCCGCAACTGAAGGTTTACATGACAGTACACACGATGGAGGCAGCCCTGCTGCCGGACATGGAAGCCGTTGCGCTGAGCGATGTGACGATCGCCAGCGATGACGACGGCTTCGGATGGAGCTTTTCGGCCAATGGTCCGGAACACCTGCTGGATCAACTGGCGCCGTCCGGGGGACTGCCTGCACGGCTGCGCGTGGTGGTCGATGGCATCGACTTCGTCTTTGTCGTACAAAGCCTGAGCCGCACGCGCAGCTTCGGCAACCATCGCGTGGCCGTACAGGGCGTGAGTGCCACCGCCTTGCTGAGCAGTCCCTACATGCCGGAGCAGACCTGGCTGAACACGGCGCCGGCCACGGCGCAGCAACTGATCCGCAATGCGCTGGAGTTCACCGGCGTGCAGCTGGACTGGAAGGTGTCGGACTGGCTGGTGCCGGCCGGCGCCTGGAGCCACCGTGGCACGCCGTTGTCGGCCGTGATGCGTGTGGCTGCTTCGATTGGCGCGGTGGTGAGCAGCCATCGTACGCAGGAGCGCCTGATCGTCGCGCCGCGCTTCGCACACCTGCCATGGAAATGGGCGGATGCGACGCCGGACGTGCGCATGCCGGCGGACGTCATCGTGACGGACGAGCTGCGGCCCGAGCCGCGTGCCGCCTACAACGCGATCTATGTCAGCGGCCAGGCGGGCGGCATCCTCGGTCACGTGCGCCGAGCCGGGACGGCGGGCAACAGCCTGGCTCCCCAGGTCACGGATGCCCTGATCACCGAGGCCGTGGCTGCACGCCAGCGTGGCGAGGCCGTGCTGGGAGCATCGGGCAACAAGCTGGTCCAGTCCATCACCATGCCCTTGCTTTCCGGTGGGACGGCGCCAGGCCTGATCCGGCCCGGCCAATTGATCGAAGTCGTCGATACCGACGAATCCTGGCGTGGCCTGGTCCGTGGAACCCGGCTCAGCGCTGCCATGCCCGTGGTGCGGCAGCAGATTACCGTGGAGCGTGCAACCGTATGAGCACCGTCAATCTCTTCAAGCGTCTTGTCCAACTGCTGCCTGACGAGCCTGTGCTCACCGGGCGGATCAGCGCGGTGCATGGCGACGGAACAGCCACGGTCGATCTGCCTGGCAATGGCCGATTGCGCGTACGCAATCCCCTGGGCAGCCAGGAGGGCGGCAGCGTCTATGTCCAGGGGCAGGCGATCACGGGTGAAGCCCCTCAATTGACCTATGTGCTTATTGATATCTAG